ACTTTATTGTGTAAGTCCCCAACGGTTTCCTTAACTGTGAAAGTTCTTACAAGTGCAAACTCTGGCACTTATAAAGGTTTTCTTACCTCATACTAGTTTAACAAAGTATGTTTTATGATACCTTATTAGGGTCTAAACCCTTGTCAGGAGTAGTAGTATTATCTACATTCCCATCAGCTCTGGTGTCCTTATTACTAAGAACCTCGTTACCTGGTGTCTGTTTCGTGTTCTTTTCTCTTGCTTTTACAAGCATAGATTCAGAATACTTAATCAATTGATTTAAGCCTTCCATTTCAGGAGACTTATTATCAAGTTGCTTCCCATGAAGGAATCCATTAGTAATTGTTACTAATGCCTTAATAACTCTGTAGTGTTCAGGATGGATATTATTCATATCAATCTCTTTAACTACATTCATGTAAGATTCATTCTTACCATTTGGATACTGAATTTGTAGTATATCTACAAATTGTAGTTTCTTATTAGTCAATTTAAGAGTCTTAGTTTTAAACTGCTTCTCTCTCTTTGACTTATCATTCGTGAATTTCTTTTTCTTTGGTTTAGAAACCTTCGAAATCGTGTCCACTATCTGTGACGTCCCTTGAGTCGGGTTGTTCACTACTGTTGTCGAATTTGATGAATTTATTTTCATTTCTTTTTCCATAACTTTGTGCCTCCTTCAGCACTTTTTGATTGTTTGTATAATCAGAACTATTATTTATCGAAGAATATACTTTCGATAGACTATACTGAGTTTTTACATACTTTTCAAACTCTTGAAAAATATAACCATGTTTATCCATAAAATGTTTTATGAGATCAACAGGTATGCCTGTTCTTACCATCCCTTTTTGGTGATGACTAAGTCTAGGTCCAATGGTTGAGAATTCATTTCTCTTCCTGATGTACCTTTTACTAACTGAAGAATCGTTTTGATTCTTTATATCAGTTAAGATACTCGAAACAATAATGTCATTAATTGTTAATGCTTTATTGTAGACAGGCCTATCAGCATGATTTTCATGTTGGTGCTTCAAGTAGTACATACCACTTGATTCAGATAAACCGATTTGTACATCCCCTTCAGAGATTATCGTTACGAATGATCTCATTTCTTGGAATGATGGTAATTCTTCTTGAATGACTTCAAAAGATTTTTGAACGAAATTCAAGTATTTCGATACAGACGCGTGCGAAGAATAAGATGTCTTATTTCTTATATCTTGCTGTATTTGATGTCTAGTAACGTTCTCCCAATCGATTATAATCTTTTGTTTATAATCCTTAGGAATCTCCATCCTTATACCACCGAGATACTCAGGTAATATAGCATGGATAGCCCTCTTCTTTTCTTCTGGACTCAAATTGTTCCAAAAGTGACGAGGATAAAAATCTAGCAATTTCACTAGTTGCTCTTGATTTCTTCTACCTGGTTTTAGTTTTATTGTAGGGATTATGATATCCTTAGTAATAATCTTACCAGCAAACTCAGATACTTTGTCAGAGATAATTGACTTCTCTAAGTTTATGTCGACACCTAGTCTTGACATAAAGTCCACATAGTGTCTAGCTGTGGCCTCATGGCAAATGTTTATATCATCGCCAATAATGGATACAGTATCTGCAGGATTTTGTCCTGTTAATCTGCAACATTTCCATGCAAGTATTGCATGTGTTAATGCTGCCAAGTGAAAGCTGGGACCCCAACCCATCGGTTGACCACCGGCTGTGTATTGAACTAAATGTGAGTGATATTCACTCTTAAATTTTAGTTTACTACATGATACAGCTACCTCATAATCGAATTGTGTCAATAATGCACAATCTTTCATTACCCGTAGCATTTCTAGTTGTAAATCAACTGGGAACCTGTCTGTGAATGATGAAGCATCATACGCATACACTGTTTTACCCTTCTTTAACCATTCTTGGGTAGTTTCTCTACCTTTTTGATGATCGAAGGTATACATCCACTTTATTTTAGAGGAAATGAATTCCAACTTTCTTTTAAGTGGTTCACCGATCGCTTGGATCGATAGAGCAGGGCTTGCAACAATTCTACATTTGCAACCCGGTTCTTGAATAAAACCTAATGTCCCTGCGGGTACATCCTTTGATGTTCGCACTTTCATAGGTGGAATATGTGTGTGACCTTTTCCAAGGATAGTTTCAGAAACTTCCATAGGGAATTTAGCCCACAAACTTGACAACGAGTCGATAGCCATTAATGGGTACAAACTCTT